TACGCTCCCCCGGATATGAAGCGGGAATCGTGGACCGGAACGGGGCGGAAGCGACGAAGAAACTGGAGAACGTCATCAAGATTTCGCGGGATCAACTGCCGCCCTTCATGAAGGCGGACATCAAGAATATAAAGGATAACGATGACCAGATTTCCTTTGCCGTCCGGGACGATGATGGGAAGTTTGACACCACCTCGCATATCTACGCTTCGACTTCCTACCGGGGAGGTAACTGTAACTTCCTCCACGTCTCGGAATGGGGGTGGATTCAGTGTGAAGATCCTAAGCGTTCGGAGGAGATCCAGACCGGAGCGATTCAAGCGGCACGGAAAGGGATCACAATCGTTGAGACCACTTGGAAGGGCGGCAAGCACGGGCACTTGTGGGATTACACGAAACTTGCCCTTGAGACTCCGGAGCATGAGAAGCACGCTCGTTCATGGAGGGTGTTGTTCTTCCCGTGGCACACCGATCCGGTTTACTCGTTGGAATCCACGGCACCGATCCGCCGGGAATGCGAAGACTACTTCCAAGAGCTTGAACATGAACATGCGATCAAACTCACCATAGGGCAGAAGCGTTGGTATCAGGATGAAGCGTGGCCACTCCAGAACAACCGGTTTGGTGAGTATCCTTCAACACTTGATGAGTGTTTCAAGTCTCCGATGCCGGGGGTGATTTATGAGGATGAGATGTCCCGGATGATGGCGGAAAGAAGGATCACTTCGATCCCGCTGGAACGGGGAATGCCGGTCTTTGTTGCTTGTGACCTTGGGCGCAATGATGCAATGCCAATGCTGTTCATTCAGGTAATCGGGAAGGAAGTCCGGGTGATCGACTATTACGTTTCCCACCGGGAGGCGATATCCCACTACGGGCAGATTCTCAAGGACTGGATGACCAAGAATTCCGTGAATGATCTTCGGGTGTTGTTGCCGCATGATGGCGGGCGGAAATCGTTGGAGACCGGGAAAACCATCGTGGAGAAGTTTCAGGAATTGGGGTTCCGGAACACCCAGTATGTCCCCCGGATTCCGCGAGTCTGGAACGGTATCAACCACGTCAAGGAGACCTTCCCGTATCTCTACTTCGACAAGCGGGCGATTGAGAAACCACACAAGCGAGGCACCAAGGAATTTCCATCGTTCCGGGAATGTGTTGAGAACTACCACCAAGCTCCCGACAAGAACAATCAGATGATGAGCATGGAACCGGTCCACGATGAGTTCTCTCATGGTTGTGATGCTCTCCGGACGTTTTGCGAGGCATGGCAAGGGGGGCATATTTCCAAGACCTTCGGGCGGGCAGTGCCGGACTTTGGGGAATTCGGGGACGATATGGATTCAAGCAGCGGGAAAACTTATCTCGCTGGTTCCGGGAAGTGGAGACGATGAGCGAAGAGAATGTGATTTTGGATCTCCCGGAATGCCCATTGGCGGACTTCCTTACGTTCATGTCGGATATCGGGGCACCGGAATGGGTTTGGTCTTACATGGAAATGTGCGGAAGATTCGGGATGTTGCACGCGGAACCCTCCCGGTTCATGCTCGCCCGCCCTGTAAATTCGGCAATTCCTATCGATGATCTCAATTGTCTTGCGGACCTTGACCCGGCACGCTACCCAGATAGAGAGTTGACAAATACCCACGATGCGTGGCATATCCTGTTCGCATCCGGTGGAATTGAACATTTCTTTGATCTCGCCCCCTACGAATTGCCGAAGCTGATTTGGCAGCGAGACGGGAAGGGCGGAGCAAGGATCTACGATTTTCAGCGCATCAAAAAACTCATTCACAAGAACCATGGGATCATCTAAACCAAAAGCTGCCCCGGCACCTCCACCCGCCACCGTTGCCGTCTCCACAAGCGAGCAAGCCAAGCGGACTGCCGAACTCCAACGCAAGAAGCGTGGTGGGTTTCATCGGCGTTTCCGCGCAAATCGCGGAGGTGTCACTGGAGGTGAGTCTGAACCAACTGGGTAAATGTCTCCGCAACAAGTCAAAGCAGAACTGGAACTCTGCAAGCAGGAAAAGGCGAATCGGTCTCACATGGATTCTTGGTGGCAAACCATCAAGGAAGTGACCACTCCCCGGAATGCTTACATTACCCGGCAAACGTCCGGGGTTCCAGTGGATGACTTTGACCGGATTCACGATACCACCATCATCGAATCTGCCGAAGGACTGTCCAACATGATGACTGGGGAACTTACCCCGGCGGGCGAGCGATGGATTCAGTTCGATCCCCCCTTTGAATTCGAAGATGACGAAGAGGTTGTCAATTGGTATGCGGAATGTTCCCGCCGGGTGTTGAAGCTTCTCAATAATTCGAATTTCCAAACCGTCCAAGCGGACGTGAACCTTGAACGGGCAACGGTCGGAACTGGCATGATGATGTGCTATGAGACCAACAACCCTCATGCCCCCTTCCGGTTCAAACACGCCCCGGTTGGGACTTACACTTTCAACGAAGACCTTGACGGGGTAGCGGACGGATTCCGCCGGGAGTTTCAAGGCACCCCCGCTCAACTCCGCAAGGAGTTCCCGAAGGGGCAATTTGGCGCGAAGTTCCAAGGGGCATGGAATGATGCCAAGAAACGCCACACCGAAAAATTCACCGTTTGGCATATCGTCAAACCCCGTGAGGAAAGGGAACCCGGTAAGCTTGATGCAACAAGCATGGAATACGCGGAGTTCTATATTTTGGAGGAAGATGAAATCCTCATCGAAGAGACCGGGCAACACGAATTCAACGCCATGGTTTCCCGGTTCCAGTCGGGAGCGGATGGCAACCCTTGGGGAGTTTCGCCCGCCCGGAAAGCAATGCCCGCCACGGCACAAGCGAACTTCCTGCAAGAGCAAATGGACATCCTCTTGCACCTCCAAATCAATCCCCGGATCTTGTCCGAAGCGGGAATGGTGGGGAATATCGATCTCCGCCCCGGACAGAAAACCCTCACCCGTGCCGGTGCCCTTGCTACTCCGGGCGGAGGTGTCCGCGAATGGTTGACCGGCGGGCAGTATCCACTTGGACAAGACCGCATCAAGGACAAGCAAGAGCAAATCCGAAAACTTTTCTATCACGGTCTTTGGGCAGACCTCGCCCGCGTGGAGAAAGAGATGACAGCGGAGGAAGTCCGGGCAATCCGGGATCAATCACAAATGCTCTTTGTCGGGGTGAATGCTCGCTTCGAAGCGGACATGAAACCCCTCATGACTCGCCGCTTGTTCGGTATCTGTCTCCGGAAAGGCATCTTTACTCCGCCACCCCCTCAACTTCTCAAGGAGGTTCACGGGTTCTATGACATCCCTGATCCGCTCGCCACCTTCCAAACCCGGATCGCCCAAGTGGTCCAGCGGAAGAAGGTGGAGGCGAGTGACCAACTTTTCGCCCGCCTTGAACGTCTCTTCCAAGCTGATCCTTCACTTGTCGATGAGTTTGACCTCGCAATCCATGCACGCGAGCTTGCCCGTTCCTTTGGGTATTCGAACCCGTTCATCCGGACCGAAGACAATGTGATCCAGATCAAACAAGCCCAAGAGAGGGCAATGGCTCAAGAACAGCAACAACAAGCTCTTGCTACTGGTGCCGAATCCATGGGCAAGCTTGATGGGGGAGTCCAAAAACAACTCCTCCAGAACGTAGGATAAGATGGACCAAGAGATGACAGATGAAGCTCAAAATGAGCGGATGGCGCGGGCACGGGCACGGGAAATTGCCCGTCTTCGTCGATTGTTCTCTACGGATCCAACTGTCCGGGCAGATGCTCAAGAAGCTTTGAAAGAAGCGTGGGGGTATGACCTCCCAAGTCTTCGTCTTGAAGAACTTCAAGAGTGCCCCGCCGAAAACTGCAATTTGATGTCCGCCAAGCGTGACGGAAATAAAGAGATCGTGACATGGTTACTCAGGATCTCAGATTCAATAACCACCGAAAACTAAGAACTATGCCACCAACAAAAAAACCGATTACGGTAAAACAAGACGGTGCCGCCCTACAAATTTTCCGTGGGGATGAGCAAATCGCAAGCCAAGACATCGTTTCCGAAGAAGTGACCTTCACGGAAGACAAATTCAAACGGCACAAGAATGCCGTCGATAAAGCTCTCAAGGAATACCATGATGGCGACATTGAGAGTGAGGAACCACCCCCCGTGGAAAATACCTCTCCGCCCGCTGCTACCGAAGGTGATGGGGGTTCCAGTGATGAAGAAACCACCAAGGTTTTGGAAGCACGTCTCGAAATGGTCGAAGCGGAGAACACGGAATTGCGTGGACAAGTCAAGGATCTTGTCGAAGAGAATTCCATCCTCAAAAACAAGGCAGTCCATGACAACCAGCTTGGAGAGCAAGGCCCAGTTGGGAAACACCCGGAGACTTCCGTTGTTTCCAAGTCCCGCGATCCCCGGTATGCCGATGAGATCGATGATTCGAAAGCTCCCGCGCAAGATCCGTTGAAGGGAGACCTCACCCCGGCGTATATCAATTGGGCACGCGAGAACATGCCGCCTGAAGTCTTCAAACGCCGATACAATCGCCGCATCCCGGAATTCCAGTAATCAACCCAAACCAAAGACACAACCGAAACAAAGAATATGAAACGAAAACAACTCTTCCATTCATTCCTCCCGTTCCTTGGGACCTCCTACTTCATGCCCCCCGGTGAAGGGGGAAGCGGCGAGGGCGGGAGCGGCGAGGGCGGCGAAGGTGGCTCCGGTGGGGACTTCGCTTTGTTCAATGCCGAAGACACCGAAAACCCCTACTCTTTCAATGAGGGGTGGCAGGAACATTTCGGAGTTGACCCCAAGGAATTCACTCAGAAGAACCTCAATGATGTTCTCAAATCCGCTGCCGGTGCCCGGACCAAGATTGGGGAACTCACCACGGCGAACGCGGATCTTCAAACCAAGCTGGATGAGGCAAATGCTGGAAAACCAGCAATGCCCAAGACGGAAGCGGAATTCTTCGAAAAACTCTCTTTGCCAGAAGCGAAGGATCTTCCCGAAGGTGTTTCCATCCCGGACGACTGGGTAAAGGCTGGAGTAGCGTTTGCCATTGAGAAGGGATACCCGCCCGAAGTGGTGAGTGATTTCATTCAGTTCCAAATCACAAATGCCGGGAATGATTTTGCAGATGAGCGTGCCGCCACCCTCCAGAACCTTGAGGTGGCAAAAGCGACCATTACGCAAATCGTTGGACCGGAGAACTACGAAAACACCATCTCCGATGCCGAAGCTGCCAACAAGGTTCTTGGGCTTGAGATCGAAGGGGAAGACCTCATTCAGAATCCGCGCCTTGTCATCGCCTTGTCGAAGATCAAGGACCAACTTTCCCCCGGTGCTTTGAAAGCTGCCGGTCTCGGATCTGGCACGGCAAATCCAACTGCCGAAGGATATTCATCTCAGGCGGATGACATCCTTACCAACCCGGAGAACCCTCACTATGAAGCATTCCACAATGCGGAACATCCAGACCATGAAAAGGCAACCGCTCATTACAATGATCTGATTTTCCAAATGGGGAGAGCGTAGAACTGCCGCTAAACAGTCGAAGTGCTTCATCTCTCCGGGGGTGGGGCATTTTTTATTTGACGAAATGCGGATTTTCTGGCAGACAATATTCCAGCCTTAAATGCGTAGAGACAAACCGCTTGTTGGACCTCTCCGAATGGACGGCAACTTTCTTCTTGATTCGAACCCTTGAAGCGAGTTGGACAAACTTCCGAGACCCAACAAGCCATAGGATAAACCGGATAAGAGATTCATTTCTTTTAACCTTTATCAAACAAATCTACAATGACTCCGCATGAACATGCCCGTATTTCCTACGGTAAACAATGGAAGGCGAAACTCGCCAAGAAACACAACCAGTTGAAAAACTATGTCACCTACAAGGGTGATTGCACTGGCCGCTACGCCACCATCGAACAGTTTGGTGATCTCGACTTGGAAGAGAAGACTGCAAGGCACGAAAACACCCCTGCCGTCGAACTTCCTACCTCCCGCCGGTTCATCTTCCCTCAGTCCTTCAACCGCAAGGTGAAGTTCGATGAGGATGATGAATGGAAGCTTGATTCCGTCGGTGTGCCTCTTCCCGAAGCTGCCAAGCGTTTGATGCAAGCTGGAATGCGTGCAATGGAACGAATCACCTTCGCCGGAATGCTTGACACTCAAGTTGTTGGTAACGGACCGGAAGAAGCAATGACCAACGTTGCCCTTCCCGCAAGTCAAATCATCCCCGTTGGTTACGGTATCTCCTCCGGCAATGCTGGGTTGACCTTCGCCAAAGTCCTTGAGGCAATCACGATCCTCATGGAGAGCAACGCTTGGGGACAAGACATCGAAACCGATGAACCCGACATTGCTTGCATGGCAGCTTCGCCACGTTCGCTCAAGGGACTTTGGAATGAAGGTGTTGTCACCAGTTCCGATTTCCGTTCCCACACTGGCGGCAAGCCCTTCGACCGGGGAGTTCTTGAGGATTTCCTCGGTGTGAAGATCATGGTCACTACCGGTCTCATCGAACGTGCCTCTGGTGGTATCAACACCGTTCCCGTGTGGATGAAGTCCAAAGTCACTTACGGTGACTGGAAGCGTGCCACCACGGACGTTTGGAGAGACCGTGATACGGGCGGAGACCGCATCCGATTCAAGTTCACTGGTGGTGCCACCCGTGAGGAAGAGGAAGCAGTTGTCGCCATCACCGTTGACGAAACTGTCAACTAATTCGAACCCGAACTCCAACATCTAACTATTTAGAAAAATGGCTGAATTTGAATCAAATACTTATGCCGCCCAAACTCAGGCGGGCAACCGTGCCGACAAGATCATCGCTGATTCGGTGACAAGTGGCGGGAAACTCTGCCCGGAGAAATTCGAATGGACTGTCGATGCTGGCACTGGTGCCAGTGATACCGTTCTTCTCGGATACCTCCCGGCGGGTGTGACCGTCATTCCCGGTTCCACCATCCATTGCTCTGCTTCCGGTGGGGCAAATAACCTGAACATTGGTTTTGCCGGTGCTGCTTCCGCTCTTGCTTCTGCCGTTCCTACTGCTGCCGGGATTGCCCTTATCAATCCTGCCACTCCAGCATACAAGAACGAAAGTCGCCAAGCGGTCGTTGCTACCCTCTCCGGTGCCATTACTGCCGCAATCGACATCACGATCACGTTGCACTGCCAACGCGGAGAGTAACCGTTCTTTGACACTTCGGTTGTGTCTTTGTAGGGCAGGGGAGGTAAGAGATTGCCTTTCCTGCCCTTTTATTTAACATCCATTCCAATGTCTTCCGTATCTGTTAGTTCCGTCGATATTTGCAACATTGCTCTCGCTCATCTTGGAGACCAAGAAATCACTCGACTTGATGAGGAGGCAGCGGAGGAGAACCCCCTTGTCCGGTATTGTCGCCAATACTATGAGACTGCCCGCCAAACGGCACTTGAGACCTTCGAATGGTCTTTTGCCATGAAGTCTCAAGAGCTTTCCCGCCGGACCAATGTTGCCACTCCCGGTTTCCTCTATGCGCAAGTTCTTCCAGAGGATTGCCTCAAACTTCTCACGCTTCACGAAGGCACTTTGGATAACACCACGGGGATATACTCTTTCCACTCTGAAAAAATGGATTACTTCCGCATAGTCGGTCTGGACGTGTGGACGAACATTCAAACGGTTTCCGCGTTCTATACGGCAGATGTTACCGATCCTACCATGTGGAGCGGGCACTTCCGTTTTGCCGTTGCTCGCCTCCTCGCATCCCTCCTTGCTGGTCCCCTCACGGACAACCCCGGAGAGGCTACCCGGCAGAAGGAGATATATGAAACAGTCGATCTTCCAAACGCTCAATACTATGATGCGGTTCAAGATCGTTCCGGCGAGAATTCGAACATGGTTTCTGTTCGTGCCCGCGATGCGTTCTTGAACTCCCACCGGACCGGCAGTGCCACCAGTGGATACTATGCGGATGGAACTCCGATTGACTAAAGCAGATGCCAGAAACAACCAAGACAGCACTCAACGCTGGAGAACTATCGGACCTCATGGCGGGGAGACCGGATCTTAGCAAGTTCCAGATGGGTTGCGAGATCCTTGAGAATGCTCGCGTGCTTCGTGTCGGTGGTGTCACTCGCCGTGCCGGTCTTCTCTATGCGGACATGCAGCAAGACCAAGACAAAACTTCCCGGTTGAAGGGTTTTGGCTTTTCGTCCGATCAAGGGGTTTGTCTGGAGTTCGCACATTTGAAGATGAATGTCTTCAAGAATGGCGAGAAGATTGCCGGACCGATTACAACCCCTTGGACCGAAGACCAAGTTTTCGAATTGGATTTTTCTCAACGGATTGATCGGATCATTGTTGCGCATGGCGATGTTCCGCTTCAATCGATCTTCCGGAATAGCGACACCTCTTGGACTATCGAAGAATTCCCTTGGGACCAACGAATCTTTGAATCTTACGGACCAGCAAACGCCACTCTTGATCCAAGTGGGACAACCAGTGGTATCACTATCACGGCAAGTGAAGGGATTTTCGATTCTGACGATTGGATCGGGCAACGTCTCCAACTGACTTACACCCAAAACCAAATCGACTTTGAAGACACGGCAGCGGTTACTGTTCCCGAAGTGGAGGTTGTCCAACAAACCCGCGTTTACGAAGGGTGGGAGTTCGAAACTTCCGGCAAGTGGACCGGGACATTTCGGATTCTTCGAAGCTATGACGGGGGGACTACTTTTGATGAAATCAAATCCCTCTCGTCGGCCAATGACGAAAATTATATCCTTTCCGAATCCGAAGAGATTGATGCCGAAGCGTTGTTCAAGGTGGTTTATTCCGGGTCTACTGCCGCTGATTTCCGGTTCACCCGGTTGTCAGTGGACATCCCCGGAGAAGCGATCATCACGGCAAGGACATCAACAACGGTTGTTGATGCCACGGTGGAGAAAGAACTTCTCCGAACGGGACCGACATCGAAATGGAAGGAGGAAGCATTCTCCGACCGCAATGGGTATCCTAAAACTTCCACCTTCCACCAAAAACGACTTTTCCTTGGAGGATCAAAGGCACGTCCCCAAAACGTCTATGGATCCCGGACGCGGAGACCTTTCGATTTTACGGCAGGGACACTTGATGATGACGGACTGATTTTCGAAGTGGATTCCGAAGGATATGAGTCGGTCATCTGGTTGGTCTCGCATCTCACTTTGGTTGTCGGAACCACCTCCGGGGTTTGGTCGATTGCTGCTCCTGATGGTCGCTTTCTCACTCCGGAGAACAATTCCGCCAACAAACACATTAAGAAGGCGGGGTTCGAAGGTATCCCCGGTGTCCATGTTGACGAAAACATTCTGTATCTCCAACGGAAGGGGCGGAAGGTGCATGAACTCTCCGGGGGAACTATCGAATACGGGGGATATACTTCGGTTT